CGCCATGGGCTGCACAACACCGCTAGCCAGGAAGGCATCGCGCTGAGTGGTTTGCTCAATGACGTAAGGCGTAAATACCTCGGGGATGATGATGTCAGAGCGAAGGGTCGCCATGACAAGTCTCCAAGATTGGTTTACGGTTTGGGCGCAGCCCTAGGCTCTGTGCGGCGCAGCCATCACGAGCAGACAAATAAATACTAACGCCCCGCTGCTACTTTTAACTTCTCGTACAAATCACGGTCAGTACGAAACAGACGTGACTGTTCGGTGAGGTTGAAAGATTCAGGAGCGAACGGGTTTTTGGTGCCTGCAGGGATGTCGCCAGTGGTGCGACCAACGGGTGCTCCACTGCCCTGTGGCTTGGGTTGCTTTTGCATCCAGGCTGGCAGTTGCTTTGCCCACTCCTGCACGGGTGTGCGTTGGTAACCATCTACCACTACGACGGTGCCGTCAGCTTCGCGCTCGATCTTGTCCGGCGATAGCTTGGTCTTCATAACCAAGTCAGGATCATGCACGATGTCAGCCAAGGCGCTTACAGCAGGCGTAAGCAGTTCAAGTTCACGGACGCGGGTTTCAAGTTCTGAGATGCGCTTGTCCTTCTCCGATGTCGCCTCACGGAACTGGTGCTCCAGAGCCTGTCGTGCCTCTTGGTACTTTCCTTGTGATTCGAGCTGCTGTTGCTCGTAGTTGCGTTTGAACTCAAGCAGTTCATCGACGTTGACCCCATCCGGCAGCTTTGGTGCTTTGGATTTGGCTTGACGCAGTTCAGCGATTAGTTCTTGGTTTTTGCGCTCCAGTGCTTCTACGCTGCGCTGCAACGCTTCAGCTTCAACCCCAGTAGCCGCAGACTCTTGGGTTTGTTGTTCGTCTGACATGGATAAGCCGCAGGCTTAATTACGCTGGTATCGTACCAGCGAAAGCAGTAATGACACGCGAATGGAATACTCCTATTCGTGAGCCGTGGAATCCTTTAATCAAGCAAGTGCTAAACGCTATCGACCGTCATGAGCTGTTGTATCGGCAGACGGGTTTAGGTTGGCACGCTGCCAAGGCGCAAGAGCTGCGCTGGTATATCTCAGAGCTGAAGGACTGGATTCACTGCGAAGAAGCTACCATTTCTCCCGATCAGCCCAAAACGCAGCAGCCACGGTAGGTAATCATTTCTTCAGCGGTGCTTCGCGCAGTTCAGACCGTAGCTTTAGGACTTTGCTGCCAGTGGATTCTGACTTTAGTTCAAGGACAGGATCACCGGGCTGAGCGATCCGCACGACCTGACCACCACCCTGCGTGGTAATGGTGGCACGCTTGCCTGCCATGCCAGTCACCCTGCCGAAGGTGCGTGTGCCTTGGTAAACCCAGCTAACGCGTGAACCGATGCCGATTGCCATTACTTCTTGCCTTTAGTTTGTTTTTTGGATTTGCCAGCTTCGCTAAGTGCGATAGCGATTGCTTGCTTACGGCTTTTTACGGCTGGTCCTTTTCCCGGTCCCGGTTTGCCGCTTTTCAATGTCCCGGCTTTGTACTCGCTCATCACCTTGCCGATCTTTTTCTCGGCTTTGGTTGGTTTCTTCGCCATGACGCCAAGCTTCAATGCCTGTTAGCAGTGTAGAACCGTCAGCCGTTGCCCAGCCTTTGTCGGTGTACACGGCAGCAATCCAAGCTTCACCGTGTAACGCTTCTACCACGTCGCTTTTGATGTAGAAGATCCCTTCGTTTTTGAAGTGTCTAAGACTCGGTAGCTCCATAGCGTTTTCTCAGTTGCTGCAAGGTTAGTTCGCTGCCATCATCGCGCACCAGCTTGGCGATAGCGTCCTTTCCGCCATACTTGTCTACAAGCATGTTGAAGTAGGGCACTTTTTCCTTGCCTAGCACTTCAGCCTTGGTTGTTGCATCCTGCTTGGCTAGCCATTGCCCGTAGGACAAATCAGCAGGCACCTGCCCGTCCATACTTGCTCGCTTAGCCGGAGGTGGTGGGGTGAAGCCTAGTTCTTCATAGTCGATCACTGGCACAGTCGTTGACCTGCAGTTGAAATGCTGCGGTGGTGTTGGACCTTTGCCGTATTCAAACTCACGCCCGTCTAACGCACGGCAGATCGAGGAGGTACGGCTATCGAGCGTGGCGACGTAGCGGTACTTTTTGGTGATGTCTTGATTGGCTTCGTAAACCTGTTGGCTGGAAGCGTTAGCGACTTGATTGATGCTCGTGCGAACGAGCGTCATCACCTGATTGTCAGTTGCTTGGGTCAACTCGCCACCCTTTTGCGCTAACTGCCTGACGCTGCCAGCATCACCAAGTTGCAGACTGCCGATTAGGCGTTTAGCGAGAGCAGGCGTTGTCTCGCCGGTTAAGAGACCATTCCGCACAACCTGCGAGAACCGCTCGGCTTGATCGGCGGCGATGCCACGGAATGCTTTCTGTACAACCTGTCCATTTGGCAGCGTGATGGTTGCGCCTTTGGCAGCGGTAAGGCTGAACGTCTGTGGTGCGCCCTGCACAGCGGCAAACAGATCATCACTCAGCGTGACGACGTTGAGCTGGGTTGGATCTGTGGTTACTACAGACTGTGCAAACTGCGGACTGATTTCTACGGTATTGACTGCGCTACGGGCACCAGCAGGCAAAGCGCGGCGTAGCTGATCTTCGACAAACTCAGACTGCAACAGGGCTAAGCCTTGCAGTTCACCGGTCAACGTAGTAACGCTGGCATCAGACCAAGTGCCTAACGAGTCTTTGAGCTGCGCCAAGATTGCACGGAGTCTGGCAGCTTTGACCGGCGCTGCTAATTCATCAATGGTGCGTAGCTGATTGACCGCATCAATAATGATGTCGTTATACGAAACGACGAGCTGTTTTGCGACGCTATTGCTGTAGCGGTTCAGGTCAATCGCATTACGGTACAGGCTGGCTGGTGTGCTCACGGATCAATCCCGATATCAGCAGGGTGACACGACGTGATGGAGTAAACATCAGCGCCTTGTTTTAATGCTTCTTTGAATAGCAGTATCAGTGCATTGCCGGTTTCATCGCCGGCATCTTCGATGTTCATTTCTTCTACGGCATAGATTCTGCCTTGCTTAAACCAAGAGACCCTAACGATGGCAAACAGATCGGGCGGCAATGTGCCCTGCACGCAAGACAGTTGTTGCTTGCGTGGTTTCTTGAAGGCGCCCATCATCAGCCACATCAGCATGGTTACATCATGCCGGAATTTGTTCTTCGTCTTCGTCGTCTGATGATTCCTCAGGCATTTGTTGCATTTCGCGTGGCTCAGGCTGATCCATTTCGATCAGGCCACCGTTTTGCGTAGCTTCTAGCTCTTCTTCTACGTCAAAGTCATCGCCTAGGACTTCCCCTTCGCTGAGCTGATCGAGCAGTGTCTTCTGTGTGATTGTGCCAGCTGTATAAAGCGCTAGCAGTGATTGGATCTCCTGCGGTTCAAGACGTGAGCCTAGGAAGTCACGGTTAACGTAACTGCTCCCAGCTTCAGGGATATTCAGATACTGCGCATGATAAGTGAGGCAATTGTCGATCATGTCTTGCATGTTCTGCGCAATGACCATCATGGTGCTGTCACCTTGACTGCGGTCAATGCGTTTAGCCTCGGCGGTTTCAGCCGATAGCTTTTGACCAAGCACAGCTGACAAACCTAGTTCGTTGATCTGATAGGCAATCTGCTCTAGGCGCTTGAACTGCGCTTCAAAGCTGTTGCCACTGGGTTCGATGTACTCTGCCCGCCCTTCTGATGGGAAGGCGATAGCTTCACCAGGACCGGCTGATACTTCCTCGGCAGCAGATGGGAAGCCGAAAAACGCCAGCATCGGCACGGCACTGATGTGAAGCTGATTATCTAGGTCAGATTGGATTTGGTATGCCTTCAGATTTAGCTCCGCGATGTCTTCCATCGGCGGACGTGATTCCATGAAATTGACGCGGTTAGCGTAGGCAACGCTAAAGGGGATTTGTTCTAGCGTTGTGGTGCCGCTGTCATGGATCTGGAAGTCGCCAGCCTTTTCGTCGCGGCGGTGGATTTCAAAAGCGCCAGGGGTTAGTACTCTGACCTGTTCGACTTCTTTCTCTCCGTATAACCCATCAGGCACAACAACACGCTCCAACAGGCGAAGCTGGCTCAGTTGTTGAGCACCGTCTTTTAGTTCAGTGCGCCAGCCTAGGATGTCACGCGGCGTATAGCTGACCCAATACGGTCTTCCGTTTTCACCACTAGTAGGTGCATCCACAAGCACGCCAACATGCCCGTAACGCACCATTTTGCGTGCGGTTTCATATGTCCAGACGTTGAGGTCGTTGCCGAGCAGGTCTACGTCAAAAAGCTGCTCGCGTACCAGATCAGATACATCGTTTAACCTGACCGGCTTGCGTGTCAACATGCCAGCGAGCATCCGCTCAAGCCGGACGTAATACGGTGCCAGCACTGAACGTGCCAGCCTGTTGTCGTAGCTTTCGTCTAGCTCGCGTGGTTCTTGCGGGAGGTAACGGCGATGGCGGCGCCGCATTTCGTAGGTGCCGCCGATCAGATCCTCAATCAGAACCCAGTGTGGTTCTTGGTTACGCCAAGCAGAATTGGGATCATTGACCTGCGCGACGCGACTGGTCAGTTGGCGGTCATAGTGACGAAAGCCGGAGTACACCAGTTTTATCGCGCAGGCTATGGATCAGTTTAAGCAGCTACAGGTTGCTCGCTGTTAGCAGCAGAGAGGGTGACAGACTTGCGACCGAGTTTGATTTCAAACTCATCGCCGGGTTTGAAACCCATTTCCTGAACGTAGCCTTCACCGATGGACAGTTTGCCGTTGAACTGCACTTTGGTTTTGTAGGTCAGGCTGCGACCACGTTTGGCGGCAGGCTTCAGTTCAAAGCCTTTTGCTTCGAGGAGTGCTTCGTAGAACTGGGTGAAGCAGAGCTTGTCGCCTTTGAGGTAGCCGCACTCGCGGACCAGCTCAGTTTTGCTGGCATCCTTGAGTTCTTTGACTTTGGCGAGTAGTTCAGGGCCGGTGAGCATTAGTAGGGTAAGACCGAGACGCTGCTGACTATAGCTTTAATACAGCCTGATGCCAGTACCTCTGCCCGCGCCAGCGTGTAGCGGGTTGAACTCACGCCAGATGAGGTAGCCGAGCGCGTCATTCATGTGGTCATGCCCTGAATCCTTGTCAGGGTCGCCCTTTTCGGTATAGCACTGCAATTCTAGGCATTCGATCATCCGCTTACAGCTTGCGCTGATCTGCAGCCTCACCTGTCCTTTGCCGTTTTCTAGCAGTGCCTGCACAGCAGAAACCCTGTCTCTGACTGGTGGGTTGGCGCGTGGTGACTGGTTTGACATGCCGTAGGACTCCAAGATCTGGATGTCGGTTTGACTGGCGTTAGTGCTGCGGTTGCCACCAGAGGCGTCAGGGTAGATGTAAATACGACGGTCTGGGTAGTGTGCTTTGATCTGCTGGGCTAGGCTATCGGTGTCGTGAGCACCGCTAATCTCGTCGATCACGAACAGGGTGTTGTTGAGCTTGACGCCAATCACGGCGGACATGTTGCCGACGTTGAAGTCAACGCCAACGCGTAGCGGTTCGCGCTCAGTGTCTGGCAGCTTGCTGATGACGTGCTTGTTGCGGTCGAAGCGGTCGTAGACAGTGCCGGTTGTGAGGTTGACGAACTCGCCGTCTAGGTATGCCTTCAGCAGAGTTGGGTCGTAGTTTGCTTCGAGGCGCTCAATAAAGTCTGGTGGTAGGTGCGGGTTATCGACCGACCGCATTTTGATTAGCTTGCGATCCTGTCTGGTTTGAGCTTCCTCGCTGCCGAAGGTAGTCCACATCCAGCGGAAACCTTCAGGCGTTGACGCGGCACCGAACTGACGGACGTTGCCAGAACGTAAGCGACCAAGGATTTTTGGGAATGCCTTGTTAGCGATGGCTGGGGTAACGGTATCGATCTCGTCTGCCAGCACCCAAGCAAGGTTCAGACCGATGATGCGTGACCAGTTCTCAAAGCTACGGCACAGGATTTTCGTGTCGCCACCTGGTAGGTGGAGCATGTACTCCGGCAGCGGTGATGCACGAAAGGTGTATGGGATCTCGTAGTGCTCCAGGAAGTCTTCGAAGTCGTTTTGCCAGATGTCGCGGATTAGCGGTCCGGTTGGTTCCATGACGCAACCGATAAAGCCCTGATTGGCAGCAGCGAGGGTAACTGCCTTGGCTGCTAGGGCACGAGTTTTACCAGCGCCGTAGCCTGCGCTGATGCCGATGATCTGCGTTTGATCGTCGGTGACGAACGCTAGCTGTCCAGGGTGAAGGTCGCTGTGGATGCGCTGCAGCAGTTGGTCAGTGTCTATTAGCTCGCCGGAGTGGTTGAGCTGTTGTAGGACGTGACCTTCTGGCAGCGCAGACAGAATGCTCACGAGCAAAGCTGCGCCAAGCGTGCAGCAGTATTGATGGCGCCGAGAGCGATGTGATACTGCCCAGCTTTGCGTGCTTCAAGCTGCAGTGTTGAGCATTGGGATAGAAGATCAGCGATCATCTGCGGGCGTTCTATGTCCCAGTCAGCACGCAGTTGATCACGTGCTAGTTGGAGGTATTTATCACAGGCGCGTTCGCTTACCCCCCAGTTTTCCGATGCAAATCGTATGCAATCTGAACGTCGCCCACCGTTAGCGATGATGCGAGCGAAGCGTTGAGCGCGAAGTTCAGTTTCTGCTTTAGTACCGCGATGAGCTGCCATTAGGACACCTCTTGCGATGAAATGGAGCGAGGTGGTCGGTGATGCTCCGCCGCCGAGACGCTGGTAGCGCCTGTTGCCTGCTTACCTCGCGTGGTCATGCTAGCACCTTTATACATTTTGGCACCTACCTCTTCGATTTTAGAGAATGGGAGGATGGGTATGGTTAGGCGTTGTTTGGCTGATTGATCTATGAGGTAGATGTAGCGTAGCTGGAAGCCAGGAACGAATTTAGCGCCGATTGCTTTAAAGGGTGCGATTGTGGCACCGGAGTAGTAGGGGATGTTCCATTTTTTACATAGGCGACGACGTAGGGCGCAACCTTCTTTTGATGACCCGCCGTTTGTGATGGGGAGGGTAGCGTAGACCTCGCCATCAGGAAAGCGAAGCATGGATGTGTTGGGTTTGATGCCTGTGAGGTAAAAACCGCTGGCACGGTAGATAGTGCCATCACCGCACTGTGAACCGTCAGCGTATGAGACTATCCACTGGATGTGTGGGTATTGTTTGCGGATTAATTTGATGGCGATGGCGATAGCGCGTGATTCGCTGTTGCGTGGCAAGAGGTCATGAAACGCCATACGGTTGAGTTCTAGGAACCCGTTCCATGGCGTGTCACGGACGAATGCTTGTGTTTTGCGTTTGTCCATGCTGGGACCAAACTGCATTGCACCCAGCAGTTGACCGTTTAGGTAGACGCCAAAGTGTAGTTGGCTATTGGGAACTACTTTGCTGGAGTAGTGAACGCGTTTGACCAGTTCGTTTGCGGCGGCTGCCTTGATGGGTTTAACGAGTATGTCTTTAGCGGAGGCCATGATCACTACCCCATGAAAGGAAGAGTTCAGCAACACGAGCAAGTGCGTTGCCGTTGCTGTTTTCGTTGATGGATTCGTCAAAGGAGCCCATCGCCTTTGCTTTGTTTAGGGCTTCTTGGACGATTATGGCTTGGTCGTCATGGAGAGTGAACGCCATCTGCTGAAAGGGTTGCTTGTCGCCGTCGTCTAGTTCTGGGAATGCTGTTTCAGCGTCGTCCAGCAGGCTGTCTAGGTCGGTTTGCTCAAACCATGGACTGATGTCGTGTTCGTTTGATAGATGACGAAGCATGTCCTGATCCCACTCGCTGAGATCGCTGGTGCGGTTATCCGCTAGGGCTAAACCGACTTTTTCGTCTTCTGACAGTCCGGTGCGACGTACGGCGATGATTTCGTCACCGTCGGTTTCGATGATGCGGACGTTTTTGATGCCTGCTGCTTTAGCCCCTTCGACGGTGCCGTTGCCGGCGAGGATGCGATTTTCTTCGTCGATGACGATAGAGCGTGCTGCACCGTAACGGTCGATGGATTCTTTGATCAGGGCAGCAGAGCGGTCGGTGCGCTTGCGGGCATTTTTATGGTCTGACTTCAGTGAATCAATGGATGGCACTGCGTAGGTGTAGCGAGTGCAGAAAGGATAACAAGGTTAGGTAGAAGATTTCAACTGCCGTAGCTGATTGATTTTTGGTTCGACGAGGTGATGAGAAGAAACGGTGCCGCAGGTGTCGCCAATGCAAACGCGAACGCTGCCGTCATCGAGCGTATGGCAAGTCGGCTGGACGGATGAAGCGGCTGATTCGACCAGTAAGTTCAGGCGGTCGCGTGGGGTCATGGCGTTGGTGGTAGAGGGCGGTTAGGTAGTCATCCATCAGTGTGAGCAGCTCCTGCGGATCGGGTAGCGGGCGTTTGCGGTTTGACATGGACGGCATTGATGACAGCAGCGGCGATGGCTTCGATGATGGGGCGCGGTGCGCAACCACGAGAGGCGGCTAGAGCGGCCTGTACGGCGCGGTGGTAGGTCTGCAGGGTGAGCGGGGCTGCAGCGGCGTTAGCAGCGACTGCAGGGTCACCTAGGGCGCGCAGACGCATCAGGGTGGAGCGATCCATGCCAAGGGCTTGGGCTTGGCGGGTGATGTGGGCGTTTTCGTCGACGGTCAAGCCGACTTTGACGGCGGTGCGCTTTTCGGTCAAATCTCAGTACGGGAGCGGGTTTTCGTCGGGTTCAGGCTGGAAGTCACGCGGGTCTGTGACCTGAACGTGCGGGTTGGCGTAATGCTCAGGATCGCGTAACAGGTTCCTGTAGGCGCTTGGGTTGTTGTGCCCTGGTGGCGGGCTGTCGAAATCTTCGATGGTGCAGCGCCCAGCAGCGATGAGGCGTTCTAGGAGCTGGCGAGCACCGTGCTCGGTGGACAGGCGTTTTAGCGGCATCAGGCGAATGCCTCCTCGCGCTTGCGTTCTTCCTCGGCGAACGGGTGGATGACGAACCTGCCGGGCGTGCCGCCTTCGACTGGCGGCTTGTAGGTCATGTACCTGCCGAACTCGTCGTAGCGCCCTAGCGGGTAGGGGTAGGCGTTGCGTAGCTGGAACTTATCTAGCTTTCGCTCTGCCTCCTCAAAGTCGCTGGCATCGACGGTGCGAAACGCGGGGGCGGTGCCTTCCTTGGCTGATTTAGGGAGGACGGCGTAGACGATGTGGTTTTTGCTTTCAGGGTTGAACAGTTTCATCGGATCACGTCGGGGATGGTGCCATGCGCGATTGGGCGGTCGGTGACGCTGCTGTACCGCTCGTCACGGAGCCAGCGGAAACAGTCGGGCAGCGGGCAGACGAAAGTACCAGCGGCTGCGTTCTGGTGGGCAATCTCAGTTTCCAATGCTTCCAGCAGGGACGCGGGCGTTTCGGTCCGGACTGTCTTCTGCCACTGCTGCAGCGCACGGGGCTTGGACTGGCTAGCAGCACGAACGGGGGCTGATAGGTACAGCTTCCAGAACTGCTCGAACTGCTCATCGCCCTTGGCGCGTGGCTTCCGTTTTGGCGGCTGCTGGCTGCTGGGTGGGGTCAGGCTGAAACCATCGGAAAAACTGCTGCAAAACTCGTTTGCAGCTTCGTCTGTAGGTATTTCGTCAGAAATACCGGAAGACGAAAGGCTGTTGGGATCTTGTTCAAGGGGATCTTGTTCGCCTTCCTGGTGCTGGAAGGGGTACCCCTCCCTGGGGTTGGAAGGGGTTCCTGGTGTTGGAAGGGGTCCAGCGGCTGCGCCGGCGAGGGGGATTGGCTCCGCTTTTTTGCCGGTTCCGCCTTCAAGGGATGTGCGGTAACGGGTGGTGTAGCCGGGGCGGTCCTCAGCAATCAACCAGCGGTTTTCCTTTAACCAGCGGATTGCATCTCTGGTGCGATGTTTGCCAATCCGAGCCACCTTTGCTAGGCGTTCAACTGATGCCCAGCAGGCTTCATCGCTGCCGTTGCCATGTCTCCAGATGGCGCACCAAACCATGATGACGTGATAGTCGGGTGCGGTATCAAGGATTTCGTTCGGGATAAGCGAGAAAGGTTTTGTGCCTCTGGCGTACTGTTCTGCAGTCATGTAAGATGGTCGCGTGTTTTGGTGCATTGCCTCGGCTGTTCGCGCAGCCGAGGTTTTTTATTGTGGCAGGGAATCAGCGAC